ATGAGCAAATGACATCGCTGGCCGTCGAAGTGGGATTGAAGCCAAGCTCTCGTGCAACACTTGCTTTGCCAAAGGAAGAACCAAAGCAGCCGACGCCGTTTGAACAGGAGTTTGGTGAAGTATGAGTCTGAAGCAATGGCTTATTGATTACTCACATGACGTCATTGGTGGTCGTGTGATTGCCTGTCAGAAACATAAATGGGCGTGCATGCGGTTTTTGAGGGATATTGAACGAGAGGGAACAGAAGACTTCCCTTACATTTTTAGCGAAACGAAAGCGATGCGTTTTCTCAAATGGATGACGCTTTTTAAACATACGAAGGGTGTGCTTAAGGGGCAACACATTCGTCCACATGAAATTCAAGTGTTTGTGTTTGGTAACATTTATGGCTGGGTGCATAAAGAAACGGATTATCGACGTTTTAAAAAGGCATATTGGCAGGTTGGAAGGAAGAATGCCAAATCGCAAAGCCTTGCTTGTGTAGCGTCATATGAAGCAATGGCTTTCGGTGAAAACATGTCCGAAGTATATATAGGGGCTACTAAGACAGAACAAGCAAGAATCGTCTGGAATGAAACTGAAGCAATGCTGGCGGGCTGTCATGAGTTGAAAGGAAAGTATGAAGTAAAATACGGTGCCATTCATCATCCTAAAAGTCGTTCAATCATTCGGCCACTTTCTAAAGAGGACAGGAAAACGGGCGATGGACTAAACCCACAGTGCGGCATTATTGACGAGTATCACGCGCATGAAACAGATGAAATTTATAACATTATTGATTCTGGTATGATTGCACGTGCACAGCCGTTGCTGATGATTATTACAACAGCTGGTGTGAACTTGAATAACCCGTGTTATCGGAGTGAATATCAATACGTTTCGAAGCTTTTAGACCCAAATAGTCCTGTTGAAAACGAACGATACTTCGCAATGGTCAACGAATTAGATAAAGACGAGGACGGAAATTTAATTGACGATATTCGAGATGAAAAGGTATGGCTAAAAGCGAATCCAATTGCGGCATCTTATCCAGAAGGAATTGAAAATATTCGAGCAAAATTGCAAGAAGCGCTTGAAAAGCCCGATAAAATGGACGATTTTCTCACTAAAAACATGAATATATGGATTAATAAGCGTGCACAAGGGTATATATCGTCTGATCGCTGGGCGGCCTGCGGTGCGGAAAACTTGCCGGATATCAGTAGATTGGATGCGTATGTAGGCGTTGACTTGTCGTCAACGACCGACTTAACGAGCGTTTCTATCGAAATTCCATTGAGTGATGGGCGATTTGTCGTGCTGTCACACTCATTCATACCTGAAGAAAAGCTAGACGAGCGAGTGAAAACCGACAAAATGCCATTTGATCAATGGGCTCGTAAAGGATGGATTACAGCGACGCCAGGCGCAGTCGTTGATTATACGTTTGTTCGCGAATATATCAAGTCAATTGCAGAAACACACGGCGTTTCGGTGAAAGAAATTTGCTATGACAAATATAATGCACGTCATTTGATGCAGGAACTTGAGGCAGATGGGTTCGTGACAGTAGAAATTCCACAAGGGATTCGCTATTTATCGGAGCCGACAAAGAATTTTCGAACGAAAGTGTTCGAAAAGAAGATTATTCATAACAATAATCCTGTTTTATCGTGGGCGGTTGGTAACGCGGTGACGCGAAAAGACGCCCAAGAAAACATTATGCTCGATAAATCGAAGAGCACGGATCGGATTGACCCATTGGCAGCGCTCATTAACGCTCATGCTCGAGCGATGTTTGCGAATGCAGAGTCGGTTGACGTATCGGAATTCGCGACCGATGACTTTTTAGACAGACTGTGGGGTTGATAAAGTGAAGAAATTAAGGAGAATCTTTCGGGATTATGCGGAAGATTTTTTTATTTTTGTTGGTTTAACGCTCATTAACGTGGCAACTTTTCGATTAAGCGTTACAGCTGGCCTGTATGTACTTGGGTGTTCTTTTTTAGCTGTAGGTGTTTTTGTTGCAATACAGCCACCTAAACGTTATCCGCCATGAAGGAGGTGAGGAATAAATGTTTTTTCGACGTGCTTTGGAGCGGCGCAGTATCGAATATAGCTTAAACGATCCAGCTCTTTTAGATTTTCTCGGCATTTCTCCCGGTGAGGTTAACGTTTACGGTAAAAACGCTTTGAAAGAAGCAACGGTTTTTGCATGCGTCAAAATATTAGCTGAGTCGATTTCGAAGTTGCCGTTGAAGATTTATCAAGAGGATGAAAATGGCGTTATTAAAGCCACAAAGCATTACTTATATCGGTTACTAAAGCTTCGTCCAAATCCATATATGTCGGCATCTGACTTCGCCAAGTGTAATGAAACGCAGCGGAACACGTATGGGAATGCATACGTCAATATCGAGACTGACGAAAAAGGCAAAATTGTAGCGTTTTGGCCGATTGACGCAAGTAAAGTACGCATTTGGATTGACGATGTTGGACTTTTCAACAGTAAAAATCGCATTTGGTATGAAGTTGATGTCGGAACAGAGCGACGAAAGCTGATGCCAGACGAAATTTTGCATTTTAAGAGCGGCGTGACGCTAGATGGGATAGTTGGAGTGCCTCCACTTGAATATTTACGAGCAACCGTGGAAAATGCGGCTGCGGCAGGGAGATTTATCAATAATTTTTATAAGCAAGGGCTACAGGTAAAGGGGATTGTTCAGTATGTCGGCGATTTAAACCAAGAAGCAAAGAAGCAATTTCGAGAAAAATTCGAGGAAATGTCATCTGGGTTAAAAAATAGCCATCGAATTGCGCTTATGCCGATTGGGTATGAATTTAAGCCGATAAGCTTATCGATGTCCGATGCTCAATTTCTTGAAAATACACAGCTTACGATCCGACAGATTGCAACGGCATTTGGTATCAAAATGCACCAGCTGAACGATTTAAGCCGAGCGACTCATACGAATGTGGCGGAGCAACAGCGACAGTTCTATGTTGATACGTTGCTGCCGATTTTGACGATGTATGAACAGGAAATGACGTATAAACTGTTCCTCGACAGTGAAATTGACGCCGGATATTATGTGAAATTCAACGTTGACAGCATGCTTAGAAGCGACATTAAAACGCGCTATGAAGCGTATGGCATCGGGATTGAGAAAGGCTTTATTACGCCGAACGAGGCGAGGGCATTAGAAGAGAAGCCACCTTTACCTGGAGGTGACCAGCTTGTATTTAACGGAAACGTCATTCCATTGACAATGGCAGGTCAACAGTACGTGAAAGGAGGTGGAGAAAATGGACAAGGCGACGATGGAAACAAAGGAAATTCGAGCGCTACCGGTGAAAATTGAGGTTCGCAAATCAGCGGAAGGGGAAGAGCAACGGACGATATCCGGTTCTATAAAGTACAACACTGAAAGTGCTGAAATGCAAGATTGGTGGGGCGACACGTTTGTTGAAGAAATTGCTTCTGGAGCATTTGACGAAAGCCTGAAAACGCGCAGCGTTGTTGGGTTGTGGTCACACGATGCGTCTAAAGTGCTTGGAAGCACGAAAAGCGGAACATTGCGCCTGGAAAGCACGGAAAAGGAACTACGTTTTGAATTAGACTTACCGAATACGACGGTCGGCAATGACGCCTGGGAAATGATTAAACGAGGGGATGTCGATGGTGTATCGTTTGGCATGCGAGTCACAAAAGACAAATGGTCGCAAGTCGATCGCGACGGCAAAAAAATTTACAAGCGTTCCATTTTGGATGCGGAACTGTATGAAATTTCTCCTGTTGCTTTCCCAGCGTATCCAGCAAACGAAGTATCTGTGCGATCACTCAACGAATATCGTGAACAACAAAAACGCGCTTCTAATGAGTACAAAAAAAGAAAATTAGCGATGGAATTAGAGCTGATGTAATCGGCTCTGTTTAACTTTTTACAGGAGGTTGAATGATATGGGAAAAGAATTACGCGAAATGTTACAGCAATTAGAACAAATGAAAACAGAAGTTCGCTCTCTTTTAGGAGAGGATAAAGTAGAAGAAGCTGAAAAGCGCATGGAAGACGTGCGAGCGTTGCAAAAGAAAATCGAAGTGCAGCGGCAATTGGAGCAAGAAGAGCGTGGTGGACTTGGTCTTGGCGGAGCTCATTTAGCTAGCGGAGAAACTCGTACAGTAACGAAAGAAGATGCCGAATTAGAAAGTGAATATCGTCAAGTGTTCATGAAGGCAATTCGTCGTCGAAAAGTGTCATCTGACGAACGAAGCATCATTGTGGAATATGAAAAACGTGCGGTGATGCATACAGGTGGGGTTGTCGGCCAAGCGGATGGAGATTCTGGGCTGATTATACCTCAAGACATTCAAACAAAAATTTATACACTTATGCGAGATTTTAACGACCTTTCTCAATATGTGAATGTACAAAATGTT